ACACAGTGTTCGGTAAAAGATTTGGTGAACCCGTGATTTGACATATTCATTGTGCCGAGAGCGGCAAGATTGCCTTGTGGTGTAGTGGCTCCGGTTTCTGATGTTTGAGCAATTGGATTGACGTTTATCGGGGTAGAACCTCCTCCGAGGTATTCCGGACGCTGGAGCCTCGCGTCCGGTGATGTGACGCCGAAGTGAGACTTTATTATTTCCGTGTACCGGGTCCCCCCTCGGGCGTCGCGCTCATAGAGCTTTTGGATTTGAAACGACTGACGTAGTTGATTGATAGTTGCTGCGGTCGCCGATGATAGGTCGACCTCAAGTAGTGGGAAGCCAGGGTTGTCGGGGTCCTCTTCGGAGTAGGCACTATCCGGTGATCCCCCTCCCGAGACTGTTTTTACGCCGATTGCGGCGCTTGTCCCGTCCGGTCCCCTCAGGGCGACCGTCGATGGTGAGTATACAGCTGTGTCCTGTTTCCATAGCCCCGTTATCGGGGCATTTTCCGCGATTGGAATTGTTACCGCGGGGCCCTTCTGTGGCCAGGGCAAGGCCGAGGTGAAGTAGTCGTGCCGCTTTCCGCGGCGCATTAGTTTAAAGTTTGACTGATCGTCCGGGCCGTCGCCGGTGATTTTCGGCTGTGACTGCTGCAAGTTTTGGTCCCGGAACCATTCGTTATAGATCAGATTGTATGCGCGATGGTACATCGCCGTGTGGACTAGGGGGTCTACCCCCACGGGCAAGCCGAAGTAGTCCGATAGTGTGTTCGCGACATAGCCGCCTGCCGGCGCTGACGTTGTTGGTATCAGGAAGTCCGTGCTATCCGCCGGATCGTCCTGCGAGCCGTTGAATTTTTCCCAATTGTCCCACAGGAGACGCATGGGCACGGCGAAGAAGAAGCTGTCGCAGAACAGATTGTCCATGAAGGGGTGTAGTGGCGTCGCCAGCCGGCCGAAGGCCGTCATTTTCAAGTTGAATGTGTCGCCTGGCAGCGCCTCGTCTATGAAGACGGGCACCAGCCAGCCGGCGTTGAAGGTTGTCTTATGGCCGTGCGATCGGTCGAACGTCGACCTTGGAATTTCCGCCGATGGCGCTCGCGAAAAGTCGTGTTTCATCACCGATTTTTGTGCCATTAGGAGTGTTCCCCTTTCATGTTATTGAAGGCGTCGACGCCTTCCATTGTCTTTCCGTTGCCCGGCTCCGGCCTCTGGTATTCCATAGCCTTTCCGAGCGCGGACGTTTTTACGTCCAGTTGGTCGATCGTCCCGTCCTGGTCGTTGAAGGAGCCGAGCTCGAACAACGTGAAGTCCTCGGGGTGCATCCCGAAGGCGTGATTTGGGTCGTTAGCCAGTTCTGAGAACATGCGTATAGCGACCCTTCTGTTTACAGCGTAGAACGGCTGGGTGTAGGCGCCTGCCTTGCTGTCATATACTGAGAATATCTCGTGTATCATTTTTCTACCTTTCCAAGGTTACGAGGCAGCCTAGTTAGCCTGGCCTCTTGTACGGTCTCGCGGACTTTCCGACGAGCCGGTGATTGGTCGTAGATGTTTTTTTGGGCTCTTATGAGCCTTTTTCTTTTCGTTTCCTCAAAGGATTTTGGATTTTTCGCCTCTTGGTTTTGATCATAGTACCGAGGCGGTTTGTATTTTTTGCCACCCTGCACCACGTAGTCATGGGGGTATACGTCGGAGCGGTATTTTTCAATCCAGCCCCTTCCTATCCCTTTTGACATTGTCGCGTATTCCGGGCTTCTTTGGTGGATCTCCCCCGTTTTCGGGTCGGTCCATTCGTAGTGTGATGGTGCACGAGTACCCGTTACCTTTTTCAGGATGTACCGTGCCACATAGGCCGATGACTGCATTGTCAGAGCACCCACTGAGCAGAAGCCCAGCCCCCATCGTTCCTCTAATAATTCGGAGGTGTAAAGGGGGTTGTCTTTCTCTCTTTTCCATAGCTTTTTGTCCGGAAAGTCGAAGTTGAAAAGGCATGCATGGTAGTGGGGCCGTCCGTTTAGGTCCCCGTATTCTCCACATTGGAAGAACCGGATATCCGGCCCACATTTTTTTCGCAGCCGTTTCATAAACAGCTGCATATGCCTTTTATCGAGGGAGTTATCAGCTGGTAGATCGGCGTCCCTATACGTGAGTGTTATGAAGCAATTTTCTTTATGTTGACTGGCTTCGTTCACGCAGCGTAGGGCCCACTGCTTAGAACGATCTAGGCGGCAGCCGATGCAGCCGCCACATGGCAACTGCACCGGGAGTTTGTAGTACCCTTTTCTCCACTTAAAGGTGATCGGCCGCTTACCAGTCGGGCCCGCCACACTCTTTTGGTACGCCGTCTGTGGGCGATAGCACGGCACCAGGCTACAGCCTGATGCCGCCTCGCCGTACCGTCCGGCCCTTCGGGCCTACGTTTTTCCTTGCGACCTTCGTCCCGCGCCTGAAGTTCTTCCTGCTGTTTTTGCGGGACATTTTCTTTGGTCTACGCATGTTTTGCTCCTCTTGGTGGTGGTTTGGTGTCATTTAGCATATTGACATCCAGTGAGGCAATATGCTGTTCGCGGCTGTTTCGCCGCTAGGTTGTCCCCCCTGGTCGAGGCGGGTTCGCCTCTTCCCGGGGCTCAGTCGGTACCAGGGGGGGGTCGATCGGGGCATCTGGGGCGACTGGGGCGTCGCTCGTCTTAGGAAGTAGCCCCATCTCCCTCATTTCGTCCTCATTCGCCGGGTCCCCGACGAAAGCCAGGAACTGGCCAGGATCGTTGTCGAAGCGCCGGCGGATTGTCGCCGGCACGCTCTCGAAGGCGGCTCTTGCCGCCAGGACCTGGTTAACGGACGTGTGGTAATCCTGGACGTTCGTGTAGTCGCCATAGTCTCCCTGGTGCTGATTGACGTGTTCCATCAGCCCGGTTTTTTCGAACCTTTCCATGATTTTGTTGATATCGCATTCGTCTCTTGACGATTGCTGAGCCAGGCTCGGATCAGGGAACGTCTTCGTTACCCGATCGTGTGGAGCATAGGCTGTTTGGAATTTTGGTTTCGTCATGTCTACTCCTAGTTATTCAGGCCGCGAGAGCGGCCGGGGCCCCGGCCCCAAGGGGTGATCGCGCGTTTTCCGAGCTCGAATTGCCGAAGCCTTTTTCCGAGCGCCGATTTGTAGAATTCTCTGTCGGCCCGCGCCATTTCCGCGGCCGCCTTTGCGCTCGAGAGATTTTCCATTTGGATCATCGTGTCAGCCTTCGCTTTCATCGACTGCATCAGCAGCAGCTGCCGCTGAGACAGGTTCGTGTTCGCCTGATCCGTTTTCAGCTGTGTATCAGCTTTTAGGTTTTTTATTTCGGCTTTTTGCCGAGTTGCGGCGATCGCTGACGATACGCCCTGGCTCGCGCCCAGGGCTGCAGCGCCGCCGATATTAGCGGGAGTGTACGAGGCGCCGCCTGGGACGCCTCCTCCTCCCTGTTTGTAGGCGAGCATTGGGTTGAGGCCTGCGGCCTTCATGTCCGCCATGGTGCGCTGGTAGCGCGTTGAGGCCATCCGTTCCTGGAAGGCCATTTGTTTGGCTGCGGCCTTTTTGGCCGCTTTGTTCGCCATTGCGCCGCCGATCAGGGACATTGCCCCGCCGGCGATCCCTCCAAGCATGCCTAGCATTATGATCTCCTTGCATGGATTACACGTCGATCCCGGCGATCGCCGGGCGATCGCCCCTTAGAAAAGGGCGATCTCAGTTTTGTTTGCGTTTTTTGCATGTCTAGAAGTGGTCGATCAGGCCTGGCACCGAGTACATTGGCATAGGCCTGGCGCATTTGAGTTGGAAGTATGAATCCCACAGGAAGTGGGGCTCTGAGGTGACCGCGATCACGCGGTCCACTGGCGGGTCCTCCTCGATGAAGGCGGCCCCTAGTGTTGGGAGCGTCGCGAAGTCCTGGGCCAGGTGCCAGGTATCCAGCGATTGCGCATGTGCGCTCCGGAAGGTTCCGGTGATTTGGCTGGGTTTGTAGCGGTATTCCGCGAAACGCTCTTGGTAGCCGAAGACGAGTGCGTCATTGGCTGTTCCGTCCGCAAAGATTTCTTTGTTTAGGACGGTTTGCTCCCCGATGTGTGACAGCGCGGGCCAGTAGTAGTCCCAGCGCGTTGACCGAGACCACATACGATTGAGACCTTGTTGGTAATTTAGATCGGCACGGACTGAGACCAGTCCTATTAGTACACAGTGTTCGGTAAAAGATTTGGTGAACCCGTGATTTGACATATTCATTGTGCCGAGAGCGGCAAGATTGCCTTGTGGTGTAGTGGCTCCGGTTTCTGATGTTTGAGCAATTGGATTGACGTTTATCGGGGTAGAACCTCCT